CCTGTGCACCATAAACGGAGGATTGACCGCCGTCTTGAAGTGTGAGTGCGCGACAGGGATGCCCGCCCTCTGCAGTGTCTCTGCTATTCTCATTTGCTCAGATCCTCCTCGATCTTGCGGACGAGATCCTCGACCGCTTTCTTCTCAGCCGGTTCGATGTGCGGCTGCGCTGGTGCTCGGCCATACGTTCCCGACTGGTTCCTGATGACGTGGCCCTTCTCCAGCAGATGCGTCAGCCTGTAATGGTCCTTGTTGTAGACCACACAGCCATTGTTCTGCTGTTTTACAGACCATGACCTTGCATAATCCCCGCTCTGCTTCGGTGATGTGGCTCTCAGTTCCTTTGCTGTCGCTTTCGCGGCCTGCTGGATGTCCTTCTTCACCTCGTCGCGGACTTCCTTTGCGTAGTCATCAAGAATTTTGCCGAGATCCTCGCCGATGCTATGCGCCATTTTCCGTCCTCTCCTCCAGCGTGAGTTCGATCGCGTCCTTCTCGGGCCTGTGATAGGCTCTGAGGACCGTGTACTCTTTGCCCTCATACAGGGCGACCTTCTCGCCATCGTAGTCCCCAGCGAAGAGCACGAGCACCACGGACGGCTTCAGACCGCTCTGCGCTGCCTGATAGAAGTCGTTCGAGTAGACCGAGCGCGGCTTCACGAAGACCTGGCGATCCTCATACACCGCGACCTGGTTGAGCGCCGCGTCCTGCGTGTAGGTCACCTTGCGGAGTGTTGCAACAGACTCATACATCTGCCTCACCCCAGTCCGTGTGCCCTGTGTGCATGGACAACTGTGCCTTCTGCTCGTCGTACGCATTCTTCAGACGGTCCGCATCATCGGGCGTGCCGAAGTTCAGCGCACAGTACGTGCAGACGGCCTGCTGGATGATCGGATCGTCCGCCGTGTCGATGTTTACGACACCAGCGATGCCGAGATCCTGCGCTGCAGCATCAATGAGCATATTCAGTTGTGCATCGTACGCATCCGTGCTGACGCGCAATGCCATCTTTACAAGTTCAAGCATCTCTTTACCTCAATAGGGAAATAGAGCCGCCCGCGATGGACGGCTCGCTGTTTGTTCTGTGTCGATTAGTTCGACTGCTTGATCATGACTGTCTTATACGGTGCGACAACACCCATGCCGACCAGCACGCGACCGATAACGCGAACGATGTCGCTCGGTGCCTCGGTAAATTCATCAAACACGAAGGTCGGAGTGTCGCCCGCGGGGAAGTTAAACTGCCATGCGCTCAGGTCAGCAACGACAGCCATTGCACCATTCAGAGCCGCCGCGTCAACGTAGACGACCTCCATGCCGTCAAACGGGTCATAGCCGTAGCCAGCAGACAGTACAGCAGATTTCAGAGCCGCCGCGTTTGCGCGTGTGGTGATCAGGACAGGATTTGCGTCGCCCGCGAGCATACCCTCAGCCGCGATGATGTCGGCGGTAGTAAGAGCAGAGCCAGCCGGTGCATTGGTCTGCACGAGTTCAGGTGCTTCTCCCGCAAATTCAAAAAGACGACCCACGAACAGATCGCCTGCGGTCTTTGCGATCTGATACTCGATTTCATCGACGATGTAGTCAACGAAGGCTTCGCCCTTCATGTCGAGGACTTCCGTGCTGTATCTGACCATCTTCTTCAGAGTCCTCGGGATCATTTCGACAAATTTGATGACGAGTTCCTCTTCGTCGATAGCCGCGCCGCCTTCCTTATGAGCAATCGCACCATCCGCGCTTGCTTCGTAGCCGACTTTCAGATTGCCCTTGAAGTAGGACTTCTTTGCGCGTCTGACGATCTCATTAGATTCCCACGCGGTATTGATTCTGTCCTCGACATAGGTCGGTACTGCGATAGTGCCGTTCTCGGCGTTTGTGGTCAGCAGAGTTCTCTGCTCTTCGGATGCTCTGCCCTTCTGATACTCGACCCACGCGTTCAGGTATTCTTTGGAGCTTCTGATTTCTTTGACATCAGACATTTTTCTTTCCTCCTGTTTTTCTTCGATGACTTCGCCTTCGCCCGCGAGGACTTCTTCCATTGCCGTCCTCTTCTCGTCGGCTTCGGCTTTGATGATGTTCTTTCTCTCTTCGATCATGTCGAGCTCGGCGGACAGTTCCGCGAGGATCTCTTCGGACGCGTCACGCGTCTCTTCTGCGATCTTGGCGGCTCTCTCTTCACAGCCCTCCATGTCGAGGATCATGACTTCTTCTCTTGTCATGCCTGTTCCTTTCCGAGAGCTTCGGCTCTCTTCATGATCTGTTCGCGCTTCTCCCTCAGCTCCTGCGCTTTGAGTCGCTCCGCTCTCGCTTCCTCGATCGCTCCGTCAAGGAACCGTGCGCTGATGCTGGTGCCCGGATTAGCGGGCAGTGATACTGCGCTCACGTCGTATAGCTTGCCGACCTTCCGGATAGTCCTGAGCACGTGCGTCTTGCCGGTGGTGCTGTCTTCCTGGATCACCTGCTCGTCTTCATCGACAGTGAAGCCAAAGCTCATCCTGTCGGTGTAGCCTCCGGCGATCTCTTGGTACAGTCCCCGACCGATGTCCGTGCCGGACAGATCGGCGCTAATAAATAACCCCTTGTCATCGGGGGTTACTGTCAGAGTGTTATTGCGGACACGTGCGAAGACGCGCCCCTGGTGGTCGTACTGCATGATGACGTCGTCCATGTTGGTCTCGTCAAACGCATGCCGGTCGACCTGCTCGTAGACTTCGACGTCTGCATCCTTCCAAAGCAGATACGGATCGTCGAACGTGGAGGCGTACCCTGTGACGACCATGCGCTCCTCTTCGGGTTCTTCAGCCTCGTCTCTCTTCTCGATCGCGAGCATCATCTCGCGGTATTCTCTTTCTTTACTCGGCATCGCTGCCTCCTTCCTCCTCGTCTGTGAGGTCATCGGTTGCTTTGTACTCGCCCCTGATCGGTGCGACATCGCCGCCTTCCATGTCTGCGTAGTTGAACAGCTCGCGGGCTTCGTTGATCGTCATGACACCACGGTCGAGCAGTTCCTTCGCCATCTGCACCTTCGCGGTCGTGCTCATGTACTGGAGCCTGTTCGCATTGGCGATCAAGTAGGAGCCCTGTGCGCGTTCGCGCTCCGTGAAGATGGCCTTCGTCATCGCCTCAGAGAACTGGATCGCGAAGGGCTCGATCGCCCCATTGAAGAACGCGTCGAGCTCATCCCCCGCTGCGAGGTTCTGCATCACGCGTTCGTTCACGCCAAAGTAGTTAGACACGTTCGTCTTGATCAGCTCCATCTGAGCCGCATCGACCGTGTACGGTGTGTTCTTGATCTGCTGGATGTTCTGATACGTGTTCGGGAACAGGAGCAGACCGCCTGCCTCCGCATCCGCGACGAGATTCTCCTGTGTGAAGCGTTTGCGCTCTTTCGCAAGATCATCTGCCATCGTGAAGTTATTGACCTGTGCCATGAAGCGATAGGTCGCGGAGTTCTTGACCGCTTCCTCGATGCCCTCGTTCTGAATGTGCACGAGCTTCATCGTCTCATCCAGCGCGCCGTTGCCATCGCCGAAGAAGTCGTTCTTGTACTGGTACTTCGTAAGCACCGCGCAGTCTTTCATCGGCGTCGCTGCCGTCTGACCGTGCGCGAACTTGTACCTGAGCCACGGCTCACCTTTGAAGTCGACCACCTCGCACTTATCCGGAAGCACCGGGAAGTAACCGGTCGTGACCAAGTACTCGTCGAGCACCGGCACGATGATGCACGTCGAACGCTCGGATGCGTCGAGGATCGTCGACACCCTGTACAGGAACTGCGACCACGTCTGCCACTGGTTCGGTCCCTGGCGAAGCTTCGCCTGTAGCCCTGGCTTCGCTGCGCCGTGGATCTCCACCTTCAGCTTCGAGATGTGTCTCGCCCTGGCGTCGATCGCTGCGCGCACCAGGTCGCTCTCATAGATCGCACCGCGCCATGTAGTGAACGCGGGCCGGTATGCGGTTAACGTCTTGAACGTCGCCCGGGCGTTCTTTAGTGCTTCCTGCTCTGCCCGGTTCTTATCCGGACGGAATATGCTGTCAAGCAGGCCCATGTGTTACCCTCTCTTATTCTTCAGTTGCTCGCCAATCTCCGGCGCGTTCTTGATCTTGACCGCCAGCCCATCGAGGACTGCAGCCATGCCGTCGATGTGTCGAGTGTTGTTTACTTTGACGAGGCGACCACGGCCGCGCTCGTTGTTCATCTTCACTGCACTGTCGAGGAAGTGCATCTTCAGCAGATCGTTGTCGCCGATGTGCACATGTCCGTCGTCTATGAGCCCATGTAAAAACTGCATGGTGCTGTAAAGGTTGTCCCCTTGATAGACGTCCTCGCAGATGTATCCGGTTGTCCTGTTGCCGGTGCTTTTGAGATCCTGCACCAAATAATCAGCGCTGTATCTGTCGTAGCCGATCCGGAGCGGGAGGATCTCATACTTCTCGACGAGATCACATACCCAGTTGTAGCAGTCGTGATAATCCACGAAGCTCTCACCGCTCGGGCTGATCAGGCCACGCTGCATGTAAATGTCATACGGCACGCCGTCGCGCTGCTGGGCCTCCTGCATCTTCTCTGCTGGTAGCCAAAAGTGCGCGAACACATACAGCTCGCCGTCTCTCTCGATCAGAGCGACCGCCGCCGTCAAGTCTCGCGTCTGAGACAGGTCGATGCCAACAACGCAGTACGAGTGCATGAAATCTTCGAGGCGCAGCGGATCGCCGCAGCACTTCGCCACAGACTCCGCAGACAGCCACGCCGTCGATGCGTTCTGCTTCAGGTTGCAGTACTTCGT